GGCGGAGACCGTCCCCCGCTGCGTCATCTGCTGGAGCTGGTCGAGGATGTTCGCCGTCTCGCCCGCCGAAAGCCCCAGCGCCGTCGCGGCCGTCTGCACCCCCGAGAAGACCTTGCGCGCGCTGTCGCCTTCCAGCGCCGTCCCCCGCAGTGACAACGCGAACTTCGCGTACGCCTCGCCGGCCGAGATCGTCTCCAACCCCAGGCGCCGCGCTTCGCCGCGGATGTACTCGAGCTCGCGTCCGGCCGCCGCGGCGTTCCCTCCGAGGAGCGTGAGGGAACGCGTCAGGGGCTCCATCTGCAGCGCCGTCTCGGCCAACGCCCGGACCGCCTTCGACGCCATCGCCACGCTGCCGGCGATCGCCGCCAGCGCCGCAACCCAGACCCCACCAGCGGCACGCATCGCGCTCGCGCCCTCGCGAGCCTCAGCTTTGATGCCGGCGAGCGAAGCACGGACGTCCTGCGCGCCCCGCTTCGCCTCCCTGGCGTCGATCCTGATGGAAACGTCGTAGGACTTGGCCATCTACCGCCTCGTCACGCGCGAGCCCGGCCTCGCAGGCCCGGCTGATTCCGTCGGTCCCGGGGGTGTGTGCTTCGCTGCCTCTCGCAGTAGCTCGGCGTCAAGCGCCTGCCAGAGCTCGACGTGCCAGCGGCGGAGGTCCGGGCCCGACACGCCGTGCTCGTCGAGCCAGGCGAGCATGGCGGTGTACGGGATGCGCCCGGGAGCCATGCCGACCATGCGACAGGAGTCGAGGTCCCAGAACCCGGCCCAGATCGCTGCCAGGTGCGCGGGGATCTCCGGGGGCAGATGCTCCGGTCGCACCCACTTGCCGCTCCGCCTGCGCTCTTCAATCGCATCCCGTTCCTTCTCAGGGAGGCGGCTCCGCCAGAGCTCCCAGCGGAGCGCCTCGATCAGTTTCCCCGGTCCTCCTCCACCTGTTCGGCGCGGAAGAGATCCTCCTCGGTCGCCACGCGGACCACGTCACGCAGGAAGCGTTCGCCGATCTTGTTGACCGCCGTGCTCCCGGGACGCACCACCTCGAGCCGCATGAGCCCTTCGGCCACCTCGGGCGTGTAGGACGGGCAGACATCGTCGTCGACGCTGACCCCGAGCGCTCGCAGCTGGTCAGCGAACTGCGGGCCGAAGACTTTCCGCAGGTCACCGCGCCAGCCCCGGCAGATCGCGTGCGCGGCGATCTTCCGGAGGTTCTCGACCGCCTCCTCCTCCGTCGGCTGACGCGACCGGAACCCGGGGCGCGAGTACTTGGCGTTGAGCTTCTCCGAAAGCCGCTTCGCGTTCTCGTTGCCAGCGGCGGCGATCAGGAAGGCCACTCCGCCCCCCCATTCGATCCACTTCCCCTCCGTCTCGAGATCGACGTCGAAGTCGTACAGGTAAGACATTCCTTCTCTCCTTTCGGGTTGTCCCCGGAGCCCCGACACCGAGGCTCCGGGGGGAGTCCTCAGGCCGCGAAGCGATCGAGCTGGATGGTGCAGTCGAGCCCGGAGTCGTAGTAGGCCGTCCAGTTCAGATCGAGCGTGACATCGCCATCGAGCGCGCCGGTCTCCGGCAGGTCACCCGTGAAGACGAGCTTCGGGATCGTGAGGATGTAGCTCTTCTTCCCATCCCCGCCCACGAGGCGCAGCGCCAGGCTGGACTCCTCGAAGTCCAGGTACTTGTCGATGAGAGTCTTGCCGGTCGGGTAGAGCCGGAACGACCCGGTGACATCCGCCGTGCCGTAGATCACGCCGACCGGAGCGAGCGAGCCGAGCGCCCGCCGCTGCCGCAGGTTGTTCGTGAGCGCCACGGAGATCTCGGTCAGATTGTCCGCCAGCGCGGCGCCGCCCACCGTGAGCGCGGCGAAGTGCGAGGTGCCGTTGAAGACCGGGTTGGTGCCGGCAGCCGTGAGGGTGTTCGCAATGGTCGCGGCCGAGGCCGTGGCCTCCTTGCCCTGGAAGTCGAAGCTGCCGGTGATGAGCCCGCTCGCCGGGATCGAGAGGTTCACCCCGCCGACGCGCATGCCGAGGAACTGGAGGTAGAAGCCGAGATCGAGGTGCGACTGCTCGATGGTGAACGACGACTCCGTCGTCCCGTTGCGGAGGCAGCCGCCGGAGGTGATCGCCGCGCTCTTGGTCTCGTCCTCGAGGACATCATCGGGGTCCTCGACCGTGATCTCGTTCGCAGAAGTCTTCGTCGCGACCCGGAAGTAGCCGTTGTTCCCGGGCTTGGTGAAGCCCGAGAGCTTGAGCCACTGCCCCACAAAGGCGTTCGTGAACGCCCCCGTCGCTGCGATGGTGCCGGTCAGCGCCGTGATCTGGACCGAATCGCTGAAGTTGATCGCCGTCGTCCAGGCCGAGGCGAAAGCCGCGGCCAGCAGATCGTCGTGCGAGCCGTAGCTGAGCTCGAACTCCATCGAGCCGTTGGCCGAGACCCCCACCCGCTGCACCGTCGCGCGGTTGCGATCGGACCGGATCTCGTTGCTGGTGACGGTTTCGGTGGGAGACTTCAGGCTCCCCCCGGTCCGCCGCACCGTGGTGAGAGTCGGGGTGGCCGGCGTGACGCCCCAGTTGCTCTCGGCGACGTAGGCCACGCGCGTCCGGTTGCTGCTGCCCATGTGGACCTCCTAGATCCTCTCGTCCCGCCGGAACGGGATTTCAACGTTGACCTGATACCAGGCGCCGTCGGGTTCCGGCCCGACCGGTCGCGGTTGCGGTTCGAGAAACTGCATGCCGTCCTGCTCGAGGTCGCGGAAGACGGCGGCCACCGAAGCGGCGAGCGACGCCGCGATCGCATCGCCCGCCCCGATCGGCACGAAGACCTGCACGATCACGACGCCGGTGGTGCGCCGGATCGCCACGGGGCCAAGCTCGGCGCGCCGCGCATCCCCGACTCGCACCGCGGGGCGGATCCAGCTGGCCTGCTCGCCCGCCGCGGGGTCGGGCGCCGGGGGCTCGAAGCGCCCCGCGTTGAAGTCCGACCAGTCGACCACGGTGTCGGCCCAGCTTGCGAGCACCTCGCGGACCACCTTCTGTTCGTCCCCGAACGCCATCAGTCGACCTCGCTTGCGACGCTGCGCAGGAACCCACCCGCTTCGAGGCTGGCGAGCACGGGCGCAGCGACCCCGCTCGGCGCCTGCCCGGAATGCCCCTCCTCGAGGCGTTCGGCGTAGGGCAGATGGTTCGCGAGCCAGATGACGTTGAGCGCTGCCCAGGTGGTCGCGACCGCGAGCGCCGGCGTAGTCGGCTCCGGGAACGGGCCCGGCCCTTCCGGCTGCACGGTTGAATCCGGGGCGCCTTCGGCCATCGTCCACGAGCCGCGGTAGCGGCCGGTGTCGACGGGCGAGAGGCGCACCAGCGCCGCGAAGATGTCGAACGCCAGCTTCAGTTGGATCTTGGAGATCTTCTCGGGGAGGATCTCGTTGACCCAGCGATCCAAATCGTTCTCGAACTCCTCCAGGTTGAGCACGACAAACATGGTCAGCCTCGCGCTCGCACGGAGTAGAGACAGGCCTGCGCGCCGGAGTAGAGCTGCTCCGGATCGGCCACCACCTGCAGACAGCGCCCGCTTTCGAGCACCAGCTCATCGCCTCGTTGCGGCGGCGAAGCCACGCTGGCCGCCGCGAGCAGGACCTTGACGTCCGGGGCTTCCGCCACTCCGGCTGCGATCTCGGCCGGGGAGAAGCGCTCGAGGACACCCAGCACCGGGGCAGAGAGGACCTGCCCCCCCGAAGCGAGCGCGCCGGTATTCGGGTCGTACCCGCCCCCGGTGCGCCGCCGCAGCTCGATAGGCGCCCCGTAACGCCCGATCAGGCGAACTGCCGCGGCACGGAGAGTCTTGTCCATGGCTCCAGGCATCACGTCACTCCCCGTAGCCCGCATGGTCCGTGGCACGACGCCGGTGCACGACCTCGCGCACCAGGCGGTTGAGCTCACGAAGCTCGGAGCCCACCTGATCCAGCCGCCGGCTGATCTCCGTGTAGTGCGCTTCCAGCGCGGCGATGGCTACGCGACGATCCGCCGCAGCAGCGTCGACGCGATCGAAGCGCTCCCCGACGGCCGAGAGCCTGCCGAAGACGGTCGCGATCTCGGAGCGGACGCGCTTCTCGAGCTCGCTGCGCTCGCTGCGCTCCTCCGCATCCGCGCGCCGCAACATCTCGACTTCCCGCTTGAAGTAGGCCGTCAGGACGGCCACGAGAGTGGCGACCAGCACTTGGAGGATGAACACCATCGCGGAGATCACCTCCGGGTGCGACTCGAAGAGGGTAAGCGCCAGGAGCGTCATGCGCGCACCAGCCGGACCACGCCGTATCCACCTGCAGAAGAGCTCAGCAGTGGCGCGGCCAGGTCATCCAGGTAGCTGAACGTGCGGGAAGCCGGCGCCCCGTCGGCGTATTCGACCTCGAGCGGACCGACCTTTTCGCGCTTGATCGCTCCGCCACGCGCCAGCGGCGCTGCGAGTGACTCCTCGAGGTGGTAGAGGGCCGCCTGGCAGGTGAGGCGAACGAGCCGTGGAGGGATCCCGGTCAACCCGCGCCCATCCGGATCTGTCGCCCCGGCCCGCGGCCAGGCCAGGGCCTGCGAGGAGTCGCGCACCGCGCCCGCCCATTCGTAGCGGCCGTCGAGCCAGGCCGTGGCATACCGGAGCGCGGCTTCCTTCAGCTCGAGGCTGGCCGCGGACCAGATCGCCGGGCTGCCATGCGCGACCGCGTAGGCGTCGAGCGCGGGGACCGAGGCGTAGCTCTCCGCCGCAGCGAGCCCGGCGCCCGTCTCCACGATCAGGGTCACGGGAGCTCCCCTCCCGCTGTCGAGAAGGGGCCGGCGGACGGCCTGCGGGAGCAGACGCCGAGGAGAGAGCGGCGCGGGGAGGGAGCCACCGCCCGCCGGCCCGTTCCATGCAAGCTCGGCGGGCGCACCTCGACCCGCACGCCCAGGGCACCGATGCGCCGTGCCGCGGCGCTGCAACCGGGGGCACCGAGCGCCGCCAGCCGCCTCAGGACCGCAAGCACGAGACGCGCCCACCACGCGACCCGGACGACCGCGTTGCGCCGGACCCAGTCCCGCTGCGCAGCTCGCGCTGCCCGCCGCAGGGCCTTGGCGCGCCGAGCGTTCACCCGTTGCGTCCCTTCTGCTTGCGCGGCTGCTTCGGCGTCGGAGGCCCCTCTGCGGTCTCCTCGTCACTCGGTCCCGACTGGGGCTCCCAGGGCGTGTGGATCCCGGGTTCGAAGTCCTGGGCGCGGATCAGCAGCCTGCGCCTGGGATCGGCCGGGTCCTTCACCGCGCAGAGCTCGTACTTCATCGCGTTCCTCCTCTCGGACGGGGAGGCGAGCGGGGCAACCGAGCCCCGCCCGCCACTCCCCAGCCGCTCAGTTGCGGAGCCGCACCGCTCGGTTCGGCTCGAGGGTCTTCACCCCGTAGAGCACGTCGAGCGCCACGATCACCTTCGAGTTGCCGCCGTCGTAGAAGAGCCGGCTGCGCAGCGAGAGCCCGGTCTGCGGATCCGCGACCGTGGCGATCTTCGCGCCGAGCTGCCCGCCAAGCTCGGAGAGCGGCGCGGTCGCGAGCGCGAAGGCGTGCCGGTGGAAGGCGAGCGCGGCACTGTGGTTGTCGAGGCTGACGGTGACGACCTCGTCGTCCGCCACGGCCTCCTTCAGCGCTGGGTAGATGGCGACGTTCGTGAAGGCGTTGGTATTCGCGGTCGCCGTCGCCGTCACGACGTACCGCTGCGAGTGCCCAGCGAAGACGAGCGAGTCACCAGCCACCAGGGTTCCGGTGACCGCAGCAGCGTCCAGGTTGACCTTCGTCGCGCCGGCCGCTGCCGCCCCGTTCGCGGCCAGCGTGCCGGTGCTCGCCGACCCCTTCGTGTGGGTCTGGATGTTCTGGCTCGCCAGGATCTCCATCCCGAACCGCCGGCCGAGGCTACCCTGAATCTGCGCGGTGACGCCGGCATCACCGGCCCCGGTGTACTGCGTGAAGGCGGAGTTGCCGAGCAGGTCGGCTTCCATGTCGCTGTCGACCACCGCGAAGAGGTTCCCGTCGTGGAGCGGGACCTTGTTGTCGCGGAGGATCTTGCGAGCCG